GTGTTGGCGAAGAGGATGTGGCAATCCTCCGGCAACCTGCCGCCGTAGGCGTCCACGATCATCACCAGCATCATTCCAGAGGATCGGCCCCCGGAGAACGAGATCGACGCCGGACCTTGGATGCGAAACGGATCAGCCACCCTCTTCTCCTTCCCTGACCACCGGCACGTCCTCCCACGGTGACCACTCGGTGGTCGGCTTGCCGTCGACATGCACCCGCTCTTTGACGCGGAACTGCAGCTGCGCGGGCGGGCAGAACAATTCGGTCGGCGGCGGCTGTCCATTGACCGAGGGACCGACCTGGATCTTCAACGCCTGCAATCCCATCTTGACGTCGTCCAGCGTGTACTTCCGCAGGTACTGCCGCATCTCAATCGTGGTTGCCATTCGCGTCCCCTTTGACGATTTCCTCGCGTGCGATTCTGATCCAGTCGTCCAGGTACATGACGACAAGCCAGCGTTTGCCGTCGGCGCGCAGCGCGACCGTCGGTATGTGGTAGGCGTTCTCATCGATCGCCTGCATGATCCAATCGTACAGGTTGCCGATGCGATGGCGTCGCTTGCACTCGATGTGGAAGGGCGGGACGGTAACGTCGTGGCCGCTGTCGCGCGCCTGCCCCAGGTTGCGGGTGACCTTGGTGCCGAGCGCATCGGTCAGGAGCGCGCACAGTTCACGCTCGCCGCCCGCTCCCTTGTCGCGCTGGGACTTGCTCACTTCTTCTCCTGCGCGAGCGCGGCGTCGATGTCGTCGCAGATTGGCTTGGCGCATACATCTTGCGACCCGTTTAGCCGATAGTGGATTGACCGCAGCAATCCCTTCGCCGCCTCTGCGCCCGCGCAGAGGGCGTCGCCAGCTATATCAGCATCCTTTGCGCGTTCCATCCAGTAGTCGCACAACTGCCGCAACTGCGTGATGGCAGCGTTAGCGTCCCGGCAGTCGTCCCACGTTTTGTTTCGATTACCTTTGCGCCCCACATCTCCTAGGCGGTCTTGCAGCGCATCCAGTTCGGCGTCGGTCATCATCGTGCAGGCATCGAGCAAATCTGGTGGGCGCGTCCGCGCGAGATCCCGAAATGCTTGGCGAGCCGCCCGTATGACCACCCGAGCGAGCGCAGGCGACGGATGCGCCGGTTGCGCTTCTCAAAGGTCCGGAGGGTGTCCGAGTACATGCCGGGTATTGTATACCCACCCCTTGACTTGTCCAGCCCCGGCGCTATCATACGTTTGTAGCGCATTCTTAGACCAGACAAGGGGGCAGAAATGGCGGTCACAGTATTCTGCAAGGATTGTAAGCATGTCCGGAACACAACCAGACTCGACGAGAACACCGGTCAAGTGATCAAGGTCGCCGCGGCATGGTGGCAATGCGGTGTCCAGACCAAGATCAATCCAGTCGACGCGACGGAGAGTCTGGCCGACTGTGGATTCATGCGCACGTTCGGTGGCGGATGTGGACCCGAAGGAAAACTCTTCGAAGCAGCAGCAGGAACTGATGCGTGAATCGCATAAAGACGCGCTCCGTGGCGTCGAAGCGGTTGCGACATGGTTGATCGTCGTCGTCGCCGTCGCCGCTTGGGTCGTGGTAGCGGTTCTATGGCACTTATATTCTTGATCGCGGCGATCGGGGCATTCGCTTTCGGTTCGCCCGTGGCGGGATTCGCCTGTCTCATCTTGGCGATTTATAACTGGAGTTGTAACGATTGAAAGGGGACATCAATGGAAACTCGTCTGTACATCATTCGCAACAAGAAGACCGGATGCCCGGATTGTGGAAGCCGCCACCTCCGCCGCGGCGATTCGGCCATGTCGCTGCCGACGTGTTCAAGGTCGAGGTGGGCAAGTCGAAGGAGATCGCGCTCCTGATGTCGGAAGGCGTCAAGCCTGAACAACTCGGCGCGAGCCAGTAATGCGCCCCGGCGTCTATCCCGGCCTCACCATGGCCGAGTACCTCAAGATCCCGGCGGTCAGCCAGGGCGACCTGCAGAACCTGCTGGATCGCTGCCCGCAGGCGGCATGGTTCAATTCGTACCTGAACCCGAACCGTCCGCCGGACGAAGCTGACGAGGACATGGACGCCGGCGCCATCGCGCACGCCATCCTCCTTGAGGGGAGCCGCGCGAAGATTTGCGTGATCGACCCGCAAGAGCACCCCGCGGAGAAGACCGGCAACATTCCCACCGGGTGGCAGAACAAGTCGATCCGGGCCGCGCGCGACGAAGCGCGTGCCAACGGTCTGCTGCCGGTACTCGCGCCGCGCATGAAGGAGATCGACGCGATGGTGACCGCGGCGCAGATCTACATCGAACTGCTGCGGACCGACCAACCGGAGATCCACGCCCTCTTTCAGCCGGGGGGCGGGGACTCCGAGCTCACCATGGTCTGGGAAGACGACGGCGTTCCCTGCCGCATTCGCCACGATCGCATCAGTACGAATCACTCGCTGATCGTGGACGCGAAGTTCACCTCGACGTCGGCGCACCCGGATGCCTTCGGCGCGTCGCAGCTGGTGCGGATGGGCTACTACATCGCCGCGGCGTTCTACCGGCGAGGCGTGATGGCGCTATACGATGTGCTCCCCGACTACGTCTTCCTGGTGATCGAAACGGAAGCGCCATACCTGTGCTCGCTGGTCGGCCTCGATCCGCTCGCCGCCGAAATGGGCAACGAGAAGATTGCGCGGGCGCTCAAGGAATGGCGCAAGCATACGCACCTCAATCGCTGGCCCGGATACCCGGCGCGCGTCGCCTACCCCGAGATCCCGGCGTGGGAAGTCGCGCGCTGGCAGGAGCAGACGGGCGGTGAACCCGGCATCCCCTACGAGGTGAGCAAGCTGTTCCGCAAGGAGGATTTCCGGTGAAGATCCTTAGAGTGATCGTCAGCCTGTACTTGTGGGTCGGGGTGGTATACGGGTTCGTCTGGGTGCTCGACGTCGCCATCGGTCCGCCGTACATGCTGCCGAACTTTCACCATAGTCCATAAAGGAATAATCATGCCAAAGGCGAAGCGTAAACCGGTCAAACGAGTGAAGAAGGTCAAGCGCCGTCGCTCTATCACGCTGCAGGAAACTCTACTGGCAGATCGCGTCAGGACACTAGAAATCGAGAACGCCGAACTTCGCAAGAACACCGTGAGCGCCTTGCGAATAATTGAACGAGCGCGGAATGTAGAACAGATGGTAAACGAAGGGAGCGAACTGCTTAAACGGTTCCTGCAATTCTCACAACGCAATTTAGAAAACATCCGGCTGGTCCAACATCGCCAGCACGAAATATGACCTTCACCTTTCGCCCCGCGGTCCGCGAGAACGTCGCGCTCATCATCGGCCTCGTCGGCTCGACGGGGTCGGGCAAGACCTACACCGGGATGCGGCTCGCGAGCGGCATCGCGAGCGACAAGCCGTTCTGTGTGATCGATACCGAGGCAGGCCGCGCCAAGCATTACGCGGACATGTTCAAGTTCGACCACGGGGATCTCACCCCGCCATTCACCCCGGAGCGATATGCCGAGGCGATCAAGGCCGCGGACGATGCAGGCTATCCGGTCATCATGGTCGATTCCTTCTCCCACGAATGGGCAGGCGAGGGCGGATGCCTCGACATGCAGGAGGAGGAGTTCAAGCGGATGGGCTACAACGAGAAGGTCAAACTCCTGTCGTGGCAAAAGCCGAAGGGCGAGCACAAGCGGATGGTGTCGCGGCTGCTGCAGACCCGGGCGCACCTCATCATCTGTCTCCGGGCGGAAGAGAAGATCGACATGGTCAAGAACCGGGAGACAGGCAAGATGGAAGTGGTGCCGAAGGTCGGTCCCGCCGGGTTCCGCGGGTGGTTGCCGATCTGCGAGAAGAACTTGCCCTTCGAGTTCACCGTGTCCCTGCTCATGCTCGCGGACGCGCCAGGCTACCCGCACGCGATCAAACTGCAGGAGCAACACAAGCCGTTCTTCCCCCTCGAGCGCCCGATCAGCGAGGAGTCGGGCAAGCGGATCGCGGAGTGGGCATCGGGGACTAAGCCAGTCGCGCTGAACACCATCACGATGAATCAGGCGTTGGACCTGGAGACGTTGTGCAAGGACAACGGGATCCCGGTGGAGAACCTGATGCACGCGGCGGAGGTGCAACGCCTGCAGGACATTCCTGCCGCGGCGCACGCCCGGGCATTGAAGTGGGTGGATGCGGCCATCGCCAAGCGCCAACAGACGTGATCGTCCGGTTGACGGCGGAGGAGATCGAGTGGTGCCGCCTGCTGGGCGCCGCTCGCAACCTCGCCAACTTGTCAGCCGACGTCACCTCGAGGAAGAAGTCCCCGCAGTCCGACGAGGAGATCAACGTCGAGGGGGTGTACGGCGAGCTCGCACTGTCCTTCGCCTTCAACATTCCATCGATCGACACCACCATCGGCCCGCGCCGCGGCGGGTATGATCTCCTGATCCACGGCAGACCGTTCGACGTCAAGGCGACGCACTACGGGAACGGTCACTTGATCGCCGGATTGCGGGTGAACCCTGACGTTGATTTCTATGCGCTCGCACTCGTTCACGCGCTGCCCGATGTCAACTGCCCGAAGTGGGCAGCGAAGCCTGATTTGATCCAGCAGGAGAACCTCAAGGACTTCGGCTGGGGGCCGTGCTATGCATTGAAGCAGGACGATCCGCGAATGCATGATTGGAAGCAGGACATCGAGGGTCGCAAGCAGTTTATCGATGACATCATCAAATACGAAAGGTTGAAAGGCTATGAGTCCTACTGAGCAGATCAAGCAGATCACCGCCAACGTGCGCCACGAAATGGATCAGATCGATCAACTGCTGGGCGCGGGTCCGACGGTTCGCACCTGTCACTTCGGATACTACGGAGACACTCCGACGACGGCAGACGAGGTTCACAACCACGCGGATCTCTACTGGTGCTACGGGTGGCCGCAGGGCGGCAACATGAACGCGGTGTCCGCCGGGCAACGCGCGCAATCGCTGGGCATGAAGATCATGCTGGGGTGCTACGGCAGGGGCGATCAGGCGTCGCTCGAATACTTCTTCGGGCAATGTCAGGCGGGGGGCATCACGAACGATGTCATCGGTCTTTACCCTCAAGACGAACCCGACGTCGCGGGTATGACCGGGCCGGAAGTCACCGCGATGTGCCAGCGGGTGCGCGCCGCAGCGGCGAAGTATTGGCCCATCGTGCCGCCACTGTGCTGCATCTATGGCAACGAAGGTTATCCGGGGATCGCCAGCTTCGACGTGGTAGGACGGGACAACTATGGCAACGGAGTTCAGACCGTGCCGATCAGCGGCACTCAGCAATTGATGATCGTCCCCGGCGGTGCGGACGATTGGCGCGAAGAACCCTATCCCTTTGTCACTTACGCGCAGGACAACCCCGACGTATGGGCGGTGATCTGCTTCTACTGGGATCTCACCGGACAGAAACCGGGGGTGAAGACCAACGGCATGGCCGCTGCCTACATCCAAGCAGGACAGGCGTTGACGGGGCGCTCATAGCATTCTTGCAGATCTTTGCGGCGGT